CGTCTCTAGTTAAGACACGTAGTCTTACTGCTGATGTAAGTGGCACTGGTATAGTTATAGCAGACTTGACAGAGATAGCTGGAGGTCAGGTTGAGCCTCTTGCTACTGCTATAAGTAGCAGTGTTATAGTTACAGCAGCTATAGTTAAAACTGCTAGACCTAGTACTGCTATAAGTAGCAGTGTTATAGTTACAGCAGCTATAATTAAAACTGCTAGACCTAGTACTGCTATAAGTAGCAGTGTTATAGTTACAGCAGCTATAATTAAGACACGTAGTCTTAATACAGATATAAGCAACAGTGCTATAGTTACAGCAGATTTAAGTAAATCTAGCTCGCAAGCACTAGCTGCTGTTGTTAGTAGCACAGCCACAGTAACAGCAGATTTAAGTAAGCTTGGTAAAAAAGACTTAGCTGCTGGCATAAGCGGCAGTGGCACAGTAACAGCAACTATAGTTAAGACTGCTAGACCTAGTACTGCTATAAGTGGTAGTGGTATAGTTACTGCGGTTATAGTTAAAACTAGAAGCTTTAGTACTGCTATAAGTGGCACTGGTATAGTAACAGCAGATTTAAATAAATCTAGTTCGCAGGCACTAGTTGCTGCTGTAAGTAGTACTGCTATAGTAACAGCTACTCAGTTAGATAGACTACGTAGTTTTTCTACTAGTACAAGCGGTACTGGTATCGTAATATCAGACTTGAGTAAGCTTGGTAAGCAAGACTTAACTGCTATCCTAGTTACAAGTTGTATTGTTTCAGCTACTCAATTAGATAGAGAGCGTCAGCTAACAAGTGCAATTTCTACAAGCGTTATTGTTACTGGGTTACTTAACAGAAAGAAGTCTCTGGTTGCTAATACTGATTCTACTGCATTATTAACTGGTAGTTTTAATAGAATACGTGGGTTCTCGGCTGCAGTTGGTTCAAATTGTTTAGCTTCTGCTAACTTTAATAGAACACGTCAAGCTAGTTCAAGTATATCTACTTCAACTAGTATGTCCGCTAGTTTCACAGTAATGGGCTTATTTAAGCCTTGGTTGTTCCGCAATGTAAACAGGATACTGGACTAATGGACTTTATAAAAGGCCAAGCTGTTGAAGGCTTCCCGTTTGAGATGATCGCCAAGAGTGATGGCAGTGCTATTACTTCCGGTATAGTTTCAGGGTACATAACTAAAGATGGCGGGACACAAGAAGCATTAACTAACCCTATTGTTCATGAAGGAAATGGGCAATGGACAATAAATTTATCAGCAGCAGAAATGACTGCTGATATAATCGGATTATTATTTATTCACACATTAGGCATACCACAACACTTTACTATTAAAACTATTGTTGAAGCTGTTGCAGCAACTTACGTTCCAGCAACAACTGAAAGCGTAGTTACTGAAGAGGATTTAACTTGGTATTACTACGGAACAATATCAAGAGCAACTGCTTACTTTAGTAAGAGACTTAACACAAGAGTTTGGGATACAGCCTTATATGCAGATAGGGAGGCATCCCTTATACAAGCTACAAGAACAATCGACAAATTAAATTTTGCAGGTGAGCTAGCTGATGCAGAGCAAAATTTACAGTTCCCAAGGAATGATGATACAGAAGTTCCTATTGAGATTGAATATGCGTGCTATGAGATAGCACTTGCACTTTTAGATGGTTACAATTCAGATCAAGAAGTTCAAACAATCGGTGTTCTTTCCGAATCGTACTCAGGTGTCCGTACTACCTACGACGGAGACTTTGTTGCTGAACACGTTAGGGCTGGTATTCCAAGTATAGAAGCCTGGGAATATCTGTACCCATTTCTGCGTGATTCAAGAGCAGTGAGGATTAGTAGGGTTTCTTAGGAGATTGTAATGCTATTTTGGAAAAGAAACGCGTTTCGTTTTGTGTATGAAGGCGACGGCGAAGGTGGCACTGGCGAAGGTGGCACTGGCGAAGGTGGCACTGGCGATGCTGGAAGTGCAGGCGATGCCGGTAAAATTACTATGACTCAGGACGAGTTAAATAAAATGATGGCGGATAACCGCCGCAAGTTAACAAAACAAAATGAAGACCTTGTCACACAGTTAAAGAAACTGCGTGATGAGACTAGAATGACTCAGGAGAATAGAGACGATCTTGAAAAACGTATTGAACAACTTCAAGAACAGTATATGTCAAAAGAAGAATTAGCAAAACGCGAAGCTGAAAAGCAATCCAAGAAACACCAATCAGAGGTGGAGACTTTAACTGGGGACCGTAACAGGTGGCAAGGCATGTACGCCGATGCCACTATTAAGAGGTCGCTTACAGACGCTGCTGTATCTGGAGAAGCTGTAAGGCCGGATCAAATTGTTGCTATCCTTGGGGGTTCTACTCACTTGAGTGAGGTACTTGATTCTACTGGCCAACCGACAGGGCAATTTAGGCCAGTTGTTAAATTTACTGATATTAATGACTCAGGTGAAAATGTAACACTTGAGCTTAGTCCTGAAGACGCTATTAAAAGAATGAAGGAATTACCTGAATCTTATGGAAACCTATTTAAAGGTTCCGCAACAGGTGGTGTTGGAGGTTCAAGTGGTGCCGGTGGAGTAGAACAAACTGCTTCATTTAAAGAATTAATGAAAGACCCTGTTAAGTATCGTGAATGGCGTAAAAAGAATCCCGATCTAGACATTTCCAAATTAAGGAAGTAGACAATGCTTAGCTTAGCTGCGGCAAAACCTTTTAAGTTCGTGTATGCGAACGACCTCGATGCCTTCATTCCTGAATTGTGGGCTAATGAGTCTGTTCAGATTCTTGTGGAAAACATGGTTGTTGCTAACCTTGTCCACAGGGATTTCTCGAATGAGGTTGCCAAATTTGGTGATCTTGTTCATACCCGTAAGCCTGCTGAGTTCACTGCAAAGCGTAAGACTAACGCTGACAGTGTTACTGTTCAGGATGCGAGTGCTACTGACATTCAGGTTCCCTTGGATCAGCACTTCCACACATCTTTTATGATTAAGGATGGTGAAGAATCCAAGAGTTTCAAGCAGCTTTCTGATGAGTACTTAAAGCCTGCTGTTCTCTCTATCGCTCGTGCCGTTGACCAAGTTTTACTTGGTGAGGCACATGCTTTCTACGCTAACGCCGAAGGTATTGCTGGTGGACTTACTACCAGTAATATTATCAATTATATTGTTGAGACGCGAAAGCGTATGAATATCAATAAGGCGTATGAAGAAGGCCGAAACCTTATTCTTACACCTGACACTGAGTCTATCGCCTTGCAAGTTTCGACGTTCCATGAAGCTGACAAGGTTGGTGATGAAGGGACTGCGATGCGTGAGGCATCTCTCGGACGCAAGTTCCAATTTAATATCTACATGTGCCAAAATGCTTCTAGCACAACTGGTATCCCTGTTAATGCCAGTTACCCACTTGTGGATCTTACTGCTGGCTATGCCAAGGGAACAACTGTTGTTCATGTTGACACCGCCGGTTCTTCCCTTGCAGTCGGGCAATGGATTAGTGTTGGTGGTGTTCTTCATCACGTGACTGCCCTTGGTACTTTAAGTACTCAGGACATCGACGTTACTATTACACCTGCTTTACGAGTTGCAGTTGCTAACGACGCTGTTGTCACTATTGGTGCCGAAGGTGCTGTTAACTTTGCTACTGGCTACAGTGCCGGTTATGCAAAGGAAGTTGTTATTAGCGGTATCACAGGAATTATTCCTGTAGGATCGCTAGTTTCCTTCTCGACAGCTGGAACTCCGAATGTCATCAAAACTGGTATCTACTCAGTTATTGAGACTACGGAGACTGCTACCAATACCACTGGTATTACTCTTAACAAGCCTCTTGAAGTGGCTCTTGTTAACACTGATATTGTGCAGTTTGGCCCTCCGGCCCAGCACAACTTTGCGTTCCACAGAAATGCATTAGCTCTTGTTAGCCGACCTCTTGCTCCTGCACCCAGTGGACTGGCACTATCTTCTGTTGCTAGTTTTGGTGGTGTTGGTATTCGTGTTACTATTACCTATAATGGTAGCCAGCAAGGTGTGCTCGTTACCGTAGACTTGCTCTGCGGTCTCGAAGTGTTGGACACTAATCTTGGTGCTGTTTTGATCGGCTAAAACAAAATTTTCCAGTGGTAGTTCAAATGTTGCGAACGAAACTGATTTTTATTAAGCGTGTGCTTTACAAGTTAAAGCGATCTTATGGCCTGCCCGTTCAGTATTATGTAGTAACTGAAAGTGTAACTAATCCAGCTACTGGTGACAAAACTACTACTTATAGTAAAGTAGATATTACACGGGCTATAGTGTTACGTGCAAGAGAGTACAGATCCTTTGTTTATGACTTAGCCTATATTTCAGCGAACAAAGATTTCACAACAGGTGGATTCTTTGATCCTGAAGACAGGCAAGTTATAATAGAAGCTTCTGATGTTGCTGTGGACTTTGAACCTAATATAGATGACTTCATTATTTTTCAAAATTGTAGATATGATGTAAAAGAGGTACTTCACTTTGAAGATAATTATGGTTGGGCACTAACTGCTAAAAAGATTCGCGGTGCTCCTATTATACGAATAGAAGATAATACCTCAGTATTAAATTTAGGACAGGGAGTAACAAGTGAAATTGTTGATTCTTTAACCAGAAGTGTTACTTCTGTATTAGAGTTAACAGGAAGCTTGCAAGAGGTTGTTTAATGCCTATAGTTCAGCGTCCACAATCTGAAAATGAATTAAATTTAACAGCTGAGACTGCACTCCAGTTTGACCCTAGCGAAATACATTACGCATGGGTAAGATGGATAATAGGCTCAGTCAATAAGCATTTTATGGATTTACGCGATGGGTATGAGTTGTATTTAGAAGGTGATGAACGTACTCTTAGCGAGGAAGCGGAATTTGCTGAATTACGTATGGATGGCCCTTTTATTTTAATACCACAAAAAGGTCTTTATTACCTTGATGTCGAAGTAAATATTCTCTTACAAGCACACCCTGCTCCAAGAGAACTTTACAATATACACAGGATTATCGGTATATTTTCAAGAGCTTTTACAAATACAATACCCATTTATGCGTATGGTGATGAACCTATTGACAACGGTGCTTTAATAGAATGCTTACACTTACAACGCAGCTTACGTGAGAGTGTAAATATAAATAACTATGGTATAATTAAAGAAGATACACGGCTTATGCAAGCAACAATTGAAGGACATTACCGTTTGGAAATTTGGAAATTAAGGAGTTAAGTTAATGGCTCAAATTGATCTCAAAGAGGCTGTAGTCAGAATCTTTGATGGTACTCTTGGTGAAGCTATTTTAGCTAGCACACCCGTTGATTCTGACCTTACTGTTACTGCCAAAAGTAAACATGTAGGCAGTGATAAAATCAGTGTTGAACTTATTGACCCAGGCGTAGTTGGTCCTATAAGTGTAGCAGTTGATGGACGCAAGATTTCTGTAACATTAGCTTATGCAGCGACAGCTATAACAAGTACAGCGGCTCAAGTGAAAGCAGCTATTGAAGCTGACACTGATGCTAATGCACTTGTTTCAGTTGCACTAGAAACTGCTGGTGCAGGTGTGGTTGAAGCTATTGTAGAGACAACACTTGATGGACAGAAATCTATCACTATTAAGATGGGTGAAGGAAACCTAACTTATAGTGAACACAGAAATGTTGAGTTCACACGTGACCGTGGCATACTCGACACTGTTAGAAATGCCGATGAAGAACCTATGGATGTTTCCATGGACGCTACATGGGAATACATTACATCTTCTACTGGTGGCACGCCAACTATTGAAGATGTTTTAAAGAAGCGTAGCGAAGCAGCAGCTTGGTTAACAACTGCTGATGATACCTGCCAGCCTTACTGTGTCGATATTGAAGTTTGGAACGCTCCTAACTGCACTGGTATCGAAGACGAGATAGTCATGTTTGAAGAGTACTACTATGAAACTCTTGACCATGATTTGCGAGCAGGAACTATTTCTACTTCGGGACGATGCAATAGGACTGAAGCAGTTGCACGACGTGAGCTTAATGCTGACATCGGTTAAATTTAACAACCCAAGGAGATTACAAAATGAAGTATAAAGGCCAAAAAGTTGAAGGCCGCAATGTAGAAATTATACCTATCCCTCGCCCAGGGGAAGATATTATTTTCATTGCAGAAGCTGTAGAAAACTTTGAAGAATTTGACAAACTTTGTCCAGAGCCCGTACCACCGAAGAAACTTTTAAAAGGTGGACAAAAGGTAGTAAATATAAATGATCCAGTCTATAAAGAGCAATTAGACAAGTATGCAACAAATAGAATTAACTATATTGTATTAAAGTCTTTACTTGCTACTAAAGACTTAGAATGGGAAACTGTTAATTATGAAAAGCCTGAGACTTGGGATAACTTTAAAAAGGAGTTGAAAGACTCTGGCTTTACTGATATTGAGCAAGGTCGTATTATTAGAGGAGTTATGAAAGCTAATGCACTTGATGATGCTATGATTGAACAAGCGAGACAAGATTTTTTAGCTGGTCAGGGGGAGGAACAAAAATAAATCTTGCCCCCGGCAGAACAATACTGTATTATATTTGGAGAGTGTGTGAGCGATTCAATTTAAAATTACCAAGTGTTAAAAATAACTTTTATGAGAACACAAGCTATATAAACGCTCAGCTCCTAGCATATGAACAAATACGTGAGCTTGAAGAAATGGAACTGGCTGTTGGTGGATTTATAAAGAAGACTTTCAAATGAAAACTAGTGGTTCTAAATTTGCAAAAATGTCTCTTGATCTTCCTAAAGCGACAAAGAGGATTGAAGATAGTCTAGAATCACATCATAGACAAGCTATAAAGGCTTGGTTAAAAGAAGTACTAGAAAATATCCCCACCTATACTGGTACTGCTAGAGGAGTTTTTATTACACTTGCTAAAAGTATAGGTGCAGCTTCGGTTAAGAGAGTTAACCCTAGAATGCCACCATCTGATCCTGCTGCAGCAGCTAAGAAAAAGTGGATAGTTGGAAATGGTAGGCGTATAAAAACTGGCTTTGGTGCGGTAAGTGGTGTACATTCAATTAGCAAAAATAATACTGGTACTAGGCTTGAGTTTGAATTTAGACACTCAGCGGATTTATTTTATTTACTGTGGAATGATGTTGCTCCAGCAGAAATTGATTTATTTTATCCTACTCCATGGATGTCTCATGCTTTTGCAGCTAGTATTTATGCAGACTATATAAAAACACAGGCCCCAAAAAGTCTTGCAGCTGTTAAAGACTACATAAAAGTTGAAACTGTAAAGGTAATCTAATGGCCGATAGTGCAGAGACTATTTTAAGGTTTGCAGTAGAAGGCTTGAAAGAGCTTAAGCAAACTGCGACCTTATTGGCTGAATTATCGAGAGCTAATTTAGAGTTAGCAAAATCTCTGCGTTCTGTTGGCAGTGTGAAAGATCCTTATGTTGGGATCAGCATAAGTGCTAAAAAGGCAACTAATGATATTAACACTTTATTAGGGGTACAAAAACAACTGCAAGGAGCTATGCTTGGCACTGGAGCTATGCTTGGCACTGGAGCATATTCTGGTAGACCAGTAGTTACTCCCGGTGGTGGCAATGTTAATACTTCCCTAGGTGCAAAACAGGCTGAGGCAAAGGCTACAAAAGAAATAGCTACTTATGGTGGTATAGCGTTAACTAACAATACTAAAAGTGTTGGTGTAACGCAGAAATTAGTTGAATCAAATAAAGCAATTAATTCATACCTCAATAAGCAGGCTACCTCTACTGCTACAGTTGCAGCAGTAACAAAAAAAGCTGGTGTCGCAACAAATGGTATATTGCTTTCTTGGTACAGTATACAGAGAATTATAATTGGGTCAACACTAGCTAGAGGTATTGGCCTTATAATGCGACAGTTCTCTCAGATGACTACTAATGCTAAAGAGTTTCAACTTAGGTTGGGCGAAATTAGAACAATTTCACAAGATAATCAATTACCTATTGTTAGATGGGCTGCTGAGGTAAGAGATTTATCTGATTTATATGGTTCAGATTTACTAGACACTGCCGAAGGGTTTTATGAAACTTTATCTAACCAAATAGCACATGGTGCTGAAGCACAAAACTTTATGAATGAAGCTCAACGCTTCGGTGTTATTGCATTAGCAAGTACTGAAGACTCTGTAAATTTACTGTCAGGAGCAATAAATGCTTACGGCTTTAATGTTTCTCAAGCTAGAAATCTCAGCAACCAATTTTTTAAGACTGTTGAGTTAGGGCGTATTAGAGCTGATGAATTAGAACATAGTATGGGTCAAATTGTAGGTGTTTCATCCCAGCTCGGTATCGCGATAGAAGAAGTTGATGCTTCACTTGCAACATTAACTATACGTGGTATTAAAGCCAATCTTGCTACTACAGGCTTCCGTAATGTTATGTTAAAACTTATACGTCCTTCAGAAAAAATGAAAGAGTTATTTAGAGAATGGGGCGTTGAGAGCGGTACTGGGGCTATAGCTGCATTTAAATGGACTGGCTTACTTAAAAAATTAGCTGAGCACGCCGAAGCTACAGGTGAGCCACTAGAAGAGATAGCTGACTTAATGCAGCGTATTCGAGCAATTGTTGGCTTAGCTCCACTAGCAAGTGCTTTTGAAGAAGTAGAAGATAACCTTATTAAAATTAAAGAAGCTGCTACTTCAGCACAAAAAGCCTTTGAGATAATGCAAGATAACTTAGGCTTTCAATTTAGAAGAGAGTTACAGAAACTAGCAAACGTATTTACAGTAGACTTTGGAGAGAAATTCCTCAAAGTATTTTTAAATTTAAATGAAGGATTTGGCGGGTTAGATAATGCAGTAAAGAGTTTTGCGAAAGCTCTAGAGCTTCTTGCTATTATTGGCGGTATGCATCTCGCTAACAAAGCTATTAAAACTTACATCTTATGGCAGGCAGTTTTAATACGGGCTCTTAAAGGTAGTACCCTTGCGACTAATGTTTTAACTGCGGCTACAGCAAGATTTAAAGCAGTTCTTTTATCAACACCTAATATTATGTTAGCAGTTGGCGTTGCATCATATTATGTAACTAAAAATATTGGCTTAGGCTGGAGAAGAACTACACAGGATCTTTCTGAGTTTGCAGACGAAGGTACAAAAGCTGCCAAAACATTGCATGAAGCATGGTCATCTGCTATGTTGGATGTAGCTAATAGAAGTGCTACTGCATTAGTAGAAAGTATGGGGAGGGTGCAGCAAACTGTAAAAGAGTCTTATGCAAATCTGAAAGCTGAAATAAATAAAATGCTTGATGTTCAAGCACGACAATTAAAAAGTGAAAAACTAATTTATAATATAGAGATGGCAAGAGCCAAATTACGTAAAAACCAAGGTATAAATATAGCAATAGGCCCGAATGGAAGACCAATAGCTGGAAAAGATGGAGATACAAAAACTGAAGCCTTTTTAGTAAAACAAAGACTTGATACACTATTAGCAAGAATAGAATCTGTTGCAACAGCTGCGGCTGAAGCTAATGCGGCAGGCAAAAAATATAAAATACCTGAGACATTTGATGAGGAAGCAAAAGAACTTCAAGAACTTATATTACAATACGGTAAATTAAAAAATGCAAGAAGTGAAAGCGTTAGAGTTATTGGGCCAGGTGGAAGACCCACTACACGCGGAGCTAATAGATTAGAAAGTAATGATGATTACTTAAAGAAACTTAAAGAATTAGTTGAACAAACACATGCTGTCCGCGATGCTGAATATGGTGACTTACGTGCTACAAATATTGAAGAAGCATTTGTAGCAAGGACTAAAGTTATTGATAAAAATATTGAAAGCTTAGATAAATATGCAGATAGAATAGAAAATGTAACAAAAAGAAACATTGAATTTAAAGAAGCGACTGCTACACTTGTTGGTCAAATGGGCGAACAGCTTAATCTATTAGAAGGGGCAACTAAGTCTGGGTTTTGGGCTGATTTAATTAAATTTGGTGCCTTGGGCGAGGGACGGCAGGAAGAAATATATAGTGAGAGAGATGCAATAAGGAGCTATATCTCTTCTATAGAAGAATTGATAGCGGCAGGAAAAGCTACCGGTACTTTTGATTCGGCGTCAATGAAAGGAATATCTGAAACATTATTAGCCACTGTTAGAGACAGTACTGTACTTTCCCAAAATCAAATAGATCAATTTATTAAAGACTATACAAAAGCAGCAGACGCATTTTATTCAGGTGTTGTAGAGGTAAATAAAACTGGGACTGAAATAGAAGAGCTAAAGAAAACAGTTGCTAGTCTATCTGTTGAAACTCAAAAAATATCAAGTGTATTTGCGGTAGATCCAGATACCGAAACAAATTATGCTGATCTTTTAAACAAGCTAGATAGTTTGCAGAATGTTACAGGAAGTATTAACACTCATATGAATAACGCATTCCAAGCTTTAGAGCCATCTAAAATTGCTGAAATTAAGACAGGTATGGAAGGTGTTGAAGGAGTAACATCACGAATTGCAAATAGTTTAATAAGTGCAGCAAACAGTCTTAACTCAGTATTAGGTATAACTCCTGAAGCTGTAGAAGCAGTAATTCCACAAAAACGTTGGACAGGTGGAAGGTTTGCTGGTGGCGGATCTGTTGCATCTGACTCTATACAAGCCTTGTTATCTCCAGGCGAGTTCGTTATGAATAAGTCTGCTGCAAGAAAATTCTTGCCATCACTTATTGCTATGAACTCCGGTGCTGCTAGATTTAATGGTGGAGGGGAAGTTGTTAACAATAACGTAGGTGACATCAATGTCACTGTCCAAGGCGGTAGCTCAAACGAAAATACTGCACGCGGTATAGCCCAAGCTCTACGTAGAGAACTACGTAGAAATACAGCGAGATTGAACTAATGAGTAATCACTTTGCTATTCAACAGTCTGTTGGTGTACAAGTTATTCGTAAGGGTGCATCCGGTAGACCTGATAAATTTAATACGCCTGTTAAGTGCCCTCAATGTGGCAACATGCGTACTTGGATCGTTCGGTGTGAGTACTGTGGAAATTCTTCGGAGGTAAAACCTAATGAAATCCGTTCTCTCCCCCAAGGGCCGGTTCCAAATCGAGCATTACGATCGACTGGGCCGCCTCCTCGGAAAATATGATTTTCCGAATGGTATTACTAATGTAGGCAAGAACCTTATCTTAGATGTTATGTTTAATGATGGGGTTCAGGTAGCCAATGCTAGCTGGTATATTGGTCTTATTGACAATAGCGGTTTTACTGCTCTTGCCGATGCAGACATAATGTCTAGCCATTCTGGCTGGAACGAGTTCACTTCGTACTCGGAATCCAATCGTGTAGCTTGGGGTTCTGGTGCTGCTGCCAGTCAATCTACTACTAATGCTTCCCCTGCCACTTTTAATATTAGTGGTAGTGGAACTGTTAAAGGTGTTTTCGTGGTTTCGAATAACACTAAGAGTGGTACAAGTGGTTCACTTTGGGCCACTGCTCTCTTTAGTGCCGATGTGCCTGTTAGCAATGGCGATCAACTTAAAGTTACCTACACAGTTAGTGCGTAACAATGCCAAAGAAATACACTGGTGTTAGCTGGAATGTATTCCAGCCTGTAGATGCAGCCTCTGCCAATGTGTTTGGCAATGAGTATGCTGAGAATACCATTGTATTTACTGACGAAGCTGAACTTAACCATAAAATTAAGACAGTTAGTTCAGAGTTAACACTTACAGACGCACTTGAAACTAACCAAATATTTTCTATTGAAGTATCACATACTCTTGACCTTGATTATTTTGTTTCAAAATTAGGTGCAATATATGTAAGAGCAGCTAACAATTTATTAACTTTAACACAAGAGACAGACAGAAATCTCTTTGTTTTACGTGTTACAAGTGAGTTAAATTTAACACAAAGCTTTACTACTAAGCAACCATATGAAGTATCTGCTAGTAATACATTACAACCTAGTGCAAGTGAAATAGACACTGATGAACTTTTAGCTTTAGACCCTTATGACCCTGAGACTGTAGCAGCACTATTAGATGA